CTAGTGTGACCTTTACCGTAAGCATCGCACGCGGGTTGTTTCCGCAGCCGCATTTAGTGCACCAACCAACGCCGCCCGCGTCGGTCATTCCCTTGTATTCGACAGCCCGATCAGGACACACCATGCAGATAGCAAGTCGCGCCGCCGCGTCTGCTTCGCTTGCAGGGCCTTGCGTTGCGTGTGTCATTTCAACGCGAGCGTATTGCGTGGCTTGTGCCATTGCGCTTGGCGGCTCAATTTCACCCGCTGCTCGCATTGCTTCTCTCTTCGCTTTGAAATCTAGGAAGTGTTGGAGTTCCGCGCTTGGCGTTACGGGGTTGGTTTTCATTTCCGCAAATATGCGATTCATTTTCTGCTTTAATTCTTCAGCGGCTTTTATATTTTTCATGGGCATGTTGCGCAGTCATCAAATACATGAACGCAATTTTCATAGCCGCAAGTATTGCAATGTGGCAACCCAACCACGGCGGGTTCCGTAACCATAGTGTTTGGATATTGACACACACAAGGCGGGGTCCTTGTTGCGCCACTAATAGAGCAGTTATAACTTGTATAGTTTGTACCAACTGATATGGTGGCTGGCGTGCATAAAGAATTTTTACAAACTACCGCGCCAAGTTCAGCCGTATATAAAACCGAATGCGTTTCAGTTGTACTTGAATCGCCATATTCTGTACATTGTTGAAATGTTTCCGTGTATGAAATTGCTGCAAAATATGCAACTAAATCACTAAAATAATTTCCGTTTCCCGGACACGAAAGTTGTGTCCCGTCAGGGTCGCACGCAACACCATAAGCGGCACAATCTAAACCTTCTTCGATTACAGTATAAACACAATATTCTGAAGCATTACACAACGGATAACGGGTTACTCTTGTATCTGTAGTTTTAACTTTTATATACTGTATACATGGACACGGCTGGTCTGAACATACACACGGGCAAGCAATATCCGCACAAGTTAAATTAGGGCCACTCGTCCAGTTGGTTACTACGCCTGTGGCTAAGTTGTCGCTGAAGCATTGACACTGCGTTACATTTTCTTGACACGCCACGAAATAGCCCGCTGCGTTGGTGGCGCAACAAACGCCTACACACGCTACGGGGTCTACATCCGCGCAGGCGCCCGTTTCCCACACACCACCAAGTGCGGCGCATTGCGCTGGCGTCTTATTGTCAACGCATAAATCAACGCAGTCCACGCCCGGCGCCGTGGTATCCAAAATGCAACAGCGGCCCGTAGTTGTAGCGCAACAACACGCGGCGTTTAATAGACTCATTTTGATTCCTTAAATGCCGCATTGAACAGCGGCGACGCAGCACGCTTGGCTGCGATGAGTTCGCGCACAGTCGTCGGGTCTTCGCTCGACATCGCTTGCCGCGCTAGGTCAGCTTCGTTCTGCACGCGGCGCGGGATCCACCCGATGGCGACACGGATCGCAGTCCCGATACCCGTCTGCCACAGCAGCACCACCAGCGCGACCGCCACGACGGCTCCTAGACCCCACTGAATCAGCGTCGCCCAATAAGGCACGATGTCTTTCACGCCTGAGACGGCCACGGAAATTTGGTTTGTTTCGTGCAAGACGACAGCCGCGTCTGCTTTAATGGTCACGGCTGCGGCGACAATCTCGGGTTGAGCGGAGTGCGTAATGATGAACGCACTCCGCTCAGAGATTGAGTGTGCTGCGTTTGCGGCGACGCTTGCGCTGCTGGCGATCTCCGTTGTCGCCGAGCAACCCGCTGTGAGGGCGACGAGGATTATCGCTTGTCGAACCACTTGGCTTTGACCTCGTTGAATCCGAAGATCGAACCCGCAAGCCAACCCACCAAAAGTAGCAGGCAGCCAAAGAAAGTAGTACCGAGAGCGTGAGAAAGAAATTCCATAAGTCCTCCATTATTTCGAGTTCATCCGATCAATTTTCAACGCCAACGCGGCGATGGCTTCAGTGTGCTTTTCATCTATTGCTTGACCGCGTATGACGGCCTTGGTTAGTTCCGCTGCCGTCACGGTCAGTTGTTTTGTGTCCTCTGCGATGCGTGTCAGCACTGCGTTCTTCTCGCCAAGCGACGACACATAAAGACCCAAGGCGATCAGGATGCTGATGAGTTGCCCGCAAAGCACAGTCGTTTGCAGCGGTGTCAGAGATGGCTTCTTCGGAGGAGCCATTATGCGCATGTCCCATCAATGGCGTTGGAGACGCAGAATGAGAACGCTTGCGATCCGTCTGTCGCATTGATCGAAGCGTGCATCAGCACGACAGTGCCAGTGGCGATCGGCTGCAATGTGAAGCCGCTCGGGATGCTTGCGTGCGTTAGCCCCGGGCCGTCCTTTGTTCCGCTTGTCTGCTGCAATGCCTCGACCGTGTTGTATGCGTACCCAATCACTGTGGTCGCACTGGTGATCGTGCTTCCGCCCTTGGTCTGAAACTTCTGCACGGTGTCCGTGTATTGCTCGGCTTCTTCCCACGCATATTTCCAGCGTCGATTTGTGATCACAGTTGTATTGGCTGTGATCTTTGCAAGGAATACAGTCAGCACTCGCGGCGCATAGCGACTCAAGTCATTCTGTTTTTTCTCGTTGACTTTATCCGTGAGTTTCTTGAATCCTCGTTGCGAGAATGGGCCGAATGAACCATCGATGTTCGGCTTGAGATTCATTAGGTTGTTACCACGCCGAGCGCACTGAACGCAGATGTCGTAGGAAATGGTTGCTTCCAATAAACTTTGGCGGCATGCCACGGATTGCTCACAGACACAACAGTTCCCGGTGTTACTTGCTCAGGGACAACGCTGCCGTCGCCATTACGAAGTGGAACCTGTTTCAAATGATAGGTCACAGTGTCGAGCGTGAATGAGAAGTTGACCTCGTACTGATTCGGGCCAATGCGGCTCGAGGTTGCGCCGTCAAACACAAGCGTGCCGATCGGGCAATTAAGATTTTGAGAAGAAACTCCACTATTACCAAATTTAAAAACAGCGCTATTTCTATTTCCGATTGTGTTGGCAAACAATAAATAATTTGGTCGACCGATCACGACATTGCGCACGCTGATATTCAGCACGCCCTGAATGTGCGAAATTGGATCGCCTGCGCTGTCGACTGGAGTACCAAGAATATTTATGAGAGACGGAGCGGATATTAAAGCGTCCGATGTCGGCAGCGTCGCACCAGTGCGCCACACATCGACAACATTGGACTGCGCGTTGACTTCGATGGAAGTGAAGCCAACTTGTTTTTCCTGCAATTTGTCCTGACCTTCAACGGAGACTCCGTCGATTGTCGTAGACGCTTCAAAATTGTGAACGCCTGTCCAATATTTGTCGGATCCATCTTGCACTGGCGTGTAGGTCGCTCCTGTGAACCCCATCAAAGTAGCCATTGTGGTTTCAGTGCCTGCGCCAAATACAAGAGTGCCCGCAGTACTTGCATTACTGCGAATATCATGCACAGTCAAAGCAGCCGCCGCATCGTCATAGATCAGATAAGTCGTCGACCCTGTCCACCTGCCGCGATCGTAGGAACCTGTTCGGCTCGTCTGTTGCCATACCAATGTCATGGGGTTGCTCCTATGGCTTGATTGAGTTTTGCAATTCCGTCTGCGATGGCTTTGGTATTTGTCACTGTGGTCTGCGCAGCCGCAAGAGCCTGCTGCGCTTTCTCAATCTCTTTCGATTTCGAGAAGTCAGTTACGCCTTGAATCTTGATCGACCCGAGCGCGGTGTCGACGCTGGTCGCGCTGGCGGTTCGGTTGGATTGTGCCGCGTCTAAGTTTGCGCCCGCTTCGTTCACTCCCATGTTGGCCTTGGAGAGTTCTTCTTGGGCGCTTAATTGTTCTTCAATTATTTTTGCGTTTGCTTTACCCGCTGCTTCAAGATCCCACGCGGCAATGCCTTGACTAAGCATTGAAGCTGTAATTCCATCTAAATTACTTAGTCTTTCTAATTCCGCATCGCGGGCGGTCATTAACGATTCATTTGCTTTGTCCGTGAGTTTATTTATCTGCTCTTGAGCCGATTCTTCAGCATCGTAAGAATTTAAGATTGCATCTCGTTCGGAGTTAAATTGTTGTGTCGCCAATAATTTATCGTTGTATATTTTTTGCTGATCATTATATGCCTGAGTTTCGGAAGAAATATTATTTAAACTATTTTCTTGAAATGTTTTTGCATTGTTATATCTTTGATTTTCTCTTTTGATTATTTCGTCTTCTGAATATTTTTGCTTTTGAAGTTGATTTCGAACTCCGGTCTTTTCGTCATAAGTAAATTGACCCTTGACATTTTCCATTTCTTTTCGATCTGCGACAGATTGCAAAGCAACATCTGCATTCATTTTTAATCTGATGGCTTCAATTTCTTTTGTTCTATTTGCAACAAAGAGTTCCGATGCAATTTGATCTGAACTCTTTCCATAGTCGTCATTCTTCTTTTGAAGCGCGGCCATGTCGGATTCTGTATTTGCCTTTGAAGCAAATAGAAGTTTGGAAATTTCATTTGTCCGAGCCATCTGTTCATTCATTAACTTGATGGATTCATTGGCTTTGTCAACTCCAAAAACCATGTTTCCGATTTGCTCGCCAATCGCAAGGAATGTGCCAGCAATAGGTATTGCTTTTAAACCTGTGACAAGTGTGTTGCCAACCACGGATACGGCATCCGAAAAGTTTTTGACGCTGCCTTCTTTAAAACCTTTTACAAGTTCTAAAGCCATCTTTGCGCCTTCATCAATTAAACCAATCGTTCCCAAACCTCCAAGCACTTCGTGAGTCAGTCCCTTTAATTGCTTCGCATTGATTTTTGAAATATGCCCGGCAATCCCTTCACCGCTTTTCTTTGCGGAATTTTCAGCCGCTTTCATACCCTGAATGAACGGATCTGGATTCGCGTACAGATCGACTGTCATCTTTCCTGTGACTGCCATTACTTAACTCCCATTTGTCGTTTAAGTTTTTCAAGTGCTTGTTGCGGTGTCTGCTTTGGCTTTTCAAAGTACGGCATGAAGTCCTGCGGGCTGAACGACTTTGAATTGCTTGATCGCTGCGAGTTGGCAACGGTCGACGCGACAATGCCCGCGCCGAGGTCGCCGCGCTGGCGTGAGTCCAAGCATCCTGTGATGCTCTGATATGCGATCCATTCTTGAAGTTCTATTGATGACATTCGATTTCCTAGTTCAGCAACAGTCATTTTCAATTCAGCCGCAAGCGTGAACATGAACATCCTCAGGCTGCGGCTTCTCAGTTTTTTTCGAGTTCCTCTGCGTCCTTTGCGCCGAGACCCGAAAGCCGCTGGCAGTGCTCGTAGAGTTTGTCGATCACGCTTGCAGGCATTGCGCCCACTTCTGCGACCTCTGCATCCGTGAACAGTCGCACGCCAGCCTCGTCGGTAATACACCTCACGACGAGACTGGCGCGGATGTTCTTCACGCCCTTTTTAATGTCACGCTCCGAGTAAACATATTGCTCCCATTGATCGCGCTCGCCAGCTGTAAGGCCGCGAAGCGAGACGAGTCCGTCGATGCCCGCAACCTTGACTGTGGCGGTTGGGATTTTTAGCGCAAGTAGTTGTTCTCTGATTGACATGTGGGGTCTCGATTACAGCGCGGCAATTGTGTATGCGGCAGTGCATTTGATTGTGAATGAAGCAGTAAGAACTGCATCTAGTCCAGCCTTGACGCTAAATCCTGTGACAATTCCAAGTCCACTCACTGTCATTCCGCCGCTTGACGCAACACCAAACGAAATTAAATAAGAGCGCAATGTGCGATCAGTTGAAGCGGCAAAAAGCAAAGCCTGTGTCGCATCGTCTTGATCGAGATTCACTTCCAAACTAATAGAGCCAGGATCCAAAAGTCCAGCGGTGAATTTTTTAACTGAGTCGCTGAGTTGTGTGATTTCAATTGTTGACTGCGCAACGCCGTCAAATGAGATTGATGTGACTTCGCCGAGAGCAACGGTTGGAAGCACATACGCTCCAGAAGTAGCCACTCCAAGTTTAATTGTTGAGTTGTATGAAATAGTAGATGCCATGTGAATATTCCTTTTGTGTTATGGCGCGGATCCGTCAGTCAACGCGACTGGTGATGGAGCCGATGCCGTGTAGTAAATTTTCAAAGTAACGCTGCAAACGAAAGCACCAAGTTCGGTTCCTTCGCCGCCCATGTCGTAATTCATGTTCATGCCTTCAATGCGGATGCTTTGGATCTTCATCGGGCTGTTGGTCGTGGTCGCAAGCGAACCACTCGCCGCGTAAAGATCGACGCGCACATGGTCTGCAATGTTGGCTGCAGAGATTAGGTTTGAATGCACGCAGTCCACAGTCACTGTGGCGACCCGCAAGCGGTCTGCGCCACCGAGCGTCGGGCTGACCGTGTCATCGCTTTGCGAACTCACCACGATGAA